TAAAGTTATGGATGACATGAACATTTCTGTAGCTGGTCTGAGCAAGGGTAATACAAAGCCTGCTAAGACTGACGGCATCAAAATGCGTGGTGCTGGTGCTGCAACTAAAGGCACGATGTGCCGTGGGCCGATGGCGTAAATGAATTACACCGAGTTAAAAGCTGCGATTCAGTCGTACACGGAGAACTATGAGGCCGAGTTTGAGTCTTATATTCCTACGTTCGTACAGCAGACTGAGACTCGCGTTTATAACACTGTCCAGCTTCCATCTATACGAAGGAATCAGACTGGTACGTTGACGGCTAATAACAAATACCTGTCTGCACCTGGCGACTTTCTTTCTGTGTACTCGCTGGCAGTAATTCAGAACTATCAGTCAGCTAATGAGACATACACGTACTTGTTGAACAAAGATGTGAACTATCTTCGTGAAGCGTACCCAACGCCGAACGATACAGGTTTGCCTCTGTACTACGCTATCTTTGGCCCATCTGTGAGCAGCAATGTAACCACGAATGAGCTGACGTTTATTCTTGGCCCAACGCCAAATACGTCGTACACGGTAGAGATGCACTACTACTACTACCCGCAATCTATTGTTACTGCTGGCACGAGCTGGCTGGGCGACAACTATGATCCAGTTCTGTTGTATGGCTCCTTGCGCGAGGCTTACTTGTACATGAAAGGTGAGCAAGATTTGATCGCCAATGTAGAAGCAAAGTACAACGAAGCATTAGGTCAGTTGAAACGTCTGGGTGATGGCCTTGAAAGGCAAGATGGATACCGCAGTGGTCAGACTAGAGTGAGAGTCACATGACAATCTACCAAGGACTGACTACAAGCTTCAAGGTTGACATGCTGGAAGGTAAGCAGAACGTAGCCTCCGACACATTGAAGATGGCGCTGTACACCGCGTATGCCACGCTAGATCAGGATACAACGGCGTACACACCTGCTAATGAGATTAGTGGTACTGGCTACACTGTGGGCGGTAAAACACTATCTAATGTGACCATTAACAGTGGTAGCAATACAGTGTATGTAAGCTTTAGTAATGTTGTTTGGGATCCGGCTCAGTTTACAACTAGGGGTGCATTGATTTACAACGCAACTAAATCAAACGCTTCGATAGCAGTATTGGACTTTGGGTCTGACAAGATCCAGACTGGCAACAACACATTTACAGTAATTTTGCCGCCTGACACACAGTCCAGCGCGCTAATTCGTATAACGTAAGGAGTAATCATGTCTACTGAAAAATCCAAATCCAGCGAAAAAGTCGCAGGCGATGTGGAGCGTAAAACAGGTTTTGTAGAGGGTTTATCTTCAGGTGGTGTATTTACCGTAACCTGTGTTGATAAAGATGGTCATGAGAAGTGGGTAGATATTGCTCCTAATCTGGTGGTAAACACTGGTCTGCAATCTATGAATACTCAGTTTTTCACAGGCGCAACTTACACGGCTGCTTGGTATATTGGTTTGGTTAATGGAACATCTGCCACTACGACATTCTCAGGCGGAGATACATTAGATACACATGCTGGTTGGACGGAGAATGCTGACTATGTTGGTAATCGCAAAGCTGCTTCGTTTGGCGCGGCGACACTAGCAGACCCATCAAACATTAACAACTCAGCATCTGCTGCATCGTTTACTATGAATGCTAATGCAACTATTGCAGGCGCATTCTTAGCTAACGTGGCAACTGGCACATCTGGGTTATTGTTCTCAGCGGCAGACTTCCAAGCGCCTGGTGATCGTACTGTGGTGAGCGGTGACGTTTTGAACATCACATACTCGTTCAACCTTGACGCTGCTTAATAGGGGATAGACATGGCAACATTTAAAAAGGGCGACGTAGTCAAGGTTAAGGCTGTGACTCCAGAAGGCCCGATTACCAAGATGCGCATGGACGAAGACGGTACGGTTTACTACTTAGTATCGTGGTCTACTGATGGCGTTGAGCATGAGCGTTGGTTCACGGAAGAACAGATTGTTGCTGCGGGGTAATGTGTGGCCCAAGTTGATGGCGGCTACGGCAGCGGATACTGGGCTGAAGCAGCGTGGGGTTGCTCAGTTTACTATCCGGTCATCTCCAATGGTGGCTGGGGTAATGGCATTTGGGGTGGTGCTGAAGATTCGTTAGGCGGTTGGGGGTTAGGTAATGGCGGTTTAATTGTTGCTAGTGATTCTGTAAATGTAGCGGCGCAGGCGGCGATTACAGGAAACATAGCAGAGACAGCAAGTGTTACTGAGATATTTTCGGCAGGACTAACGGCAAATGTATCTATCAATGAATTTGCTAATACGTCAGAAACAGTAAGCTCGGCAATAGTATTTGTAAGCAGCGTAAGTGATACGGCAACTGCAAGTGAAACGGTAATAAGCACGGTTATATTTGGTAGTAGGGTATCTGAAGTTTCTACTGCTAGTGATGCTGTAAGCACGTTAGTAATACTTGGATCAAGAATTCAGGAAAACGTGCAAACAGTTGATACTGTAAGAATCAGCGTTACTGGCGAAAGAAACATAAGTGAGTCAGCTAACGCAAGTGAAACAGTATCTGGCGGTCAGACATTTGCGGTTGCTGTAAGTGATACGGCAAATATATCTGAAAGAATATTAAGTGCGTTTGGTATATCGGGCGCAGTAACAGAATCAGCTAACGTCAGTGATGAGTATGTTGGGATTAGAAATACGTTTGGCACGATAGATGAAACAGTAACTGCTGCTGAGTTTGCAAATGCGCAGGCGATTTTTCAGACGTTGATAACAGAATTACTCACTGCGCAGGATGAAATAACAGTAGCAACAGAGAACGAAAGACGTATAGCTGAAAGTGTCACGATAACGGATTCATGGTTTGCTCAGTATCTGTGGAACTTGATTAACGATGCACAGATAGCTGATTGGAGGCCGATAAATGATGATGTGTCAGGCGGCTGGCAGATAATAAATACGACAGAGAATGCGTCGTGGCAGGTAATAAACACCATTATGTAAGGATGGATCATGGCAAGTACATATAGCAGCCTAAAGATCGAACTGATCGGAACTGGCGATCAGGCAGGTACGTGGGGTAATACCACGAATACCAACCTTGGCACGGCCCTTGAGGAAGCTATCACTGGCTCTGCCAACGTAACCTTTGCCAGCTCAAATGCGGCGATTGCACTAACAGATACGAATGCAACACAGACTGCGCGTAACTTACGATTGAACTTAGTAGGAACAATCAGTAGCGTACAGACATTGTTTATACCTGCGATTGAGAAGCAGTATTTAGTGACGAATGGACTATCCAACTCTGTCATTATTTCCAACGGTAGTAACGCTTCTCCAACAGGCACGACAGTAACAGTACCTACTGGCAAGTCGGTAGTCATATTTAACGACGCAACTAATATTGCTGAGACTACAAACTACATTGCAAACCTACAAGTCGGTAACTTAACGCTATCTAATATCACGCTGACTACCCCGCTGGATGTTCCAGAGGGCGGTACTGGTTTAGCCAATCTGACTTACGGCAGCGTACTAGTAGGTAACAATACAAGCAATGTGACATTGGTGGCGGCTGGAACTAGCGGAAATGTACTTACCAGTAATGGTACGCACTGGGTAAGCCAAGCTTCAACTGGTATTACAGCAGGCAAAAGTATCGCTCTTGCGATAGTGTTCGGATTCTAAGGAGTTATTAAAATGGCAAATCCTAATATAGTAAATGTATCGCAAATTTACGGTCAGACAAACTACCTGACTCCTGCGAATACATCTACGCTGGTACTTATTGCAAATACCAGTGGTTCTTCCAACGTGTTTAAAGTTAACCAAGTGGTTGCTGCCAATACGTCTAATGCTGCTGCTAATGCGAGTGTATTTTTGTACACCAGCGGCGCAGTGACATCTGGTAACTTAGTTGTGACCAGCTCGTCAAATGCGTTTGCAATTGCGTCAAACATTTCTGTACCTGCGTATGCTTCTCTGATCGTGATGGACAAAACTACGGCGACGTACATTTTGGAAAACAATGCAATCGTAGTTCAGTCTGGAGCGAACAGCGCGATTACATTCTCAGTCAGCTACGAACAGATTAACTAAGGAGTTGCTATGGCAATTCATGGTTATCCTGGACAGATTATCAGCGCGTCTTCGCCGCTGTACACGCCCGGCTTTGCATCTGGCATTTGGACGCTAAGTAACTGGCCTGCGGGGGTTAATGTTGTTCAGACATTTACTGCATCTGGTTACTGGACTGCGCCTGCGGGTGTGACTGCGGTTGACTATCTTGTGGTGGCAGGTGGTGGTGGCGGTGGATCTGGTGCTGGCGGTGGTGGCGGATCTGGTGGATTTAGAACTGGTTCAGCGTTTCGTGTAACGCCTGGTTCAACGTATGCAATTACTGTTGGTAGTGGCGGCGCAGTTGGAATTTCTTCTTCAGGAAGTAATGGGGCAAATTCAATATTTAATACTATTACTTCTAACGGAGGAGGAGGCGGAGGAGCAAACTCCCCTGGATTTACTAATGGGAAAGCTGGTGGTTCTGGTGGAGGTGGTTGTGGCGACTCTGCTGGCCTTGGCGGAGTTGGTAATACCCCATCAACTTCTCCCTCTCAAGGAAATAACGGCGCAAATGGCGGAGGATCAAATTTAGGGGCTGGCGGTGGCGGTGGAGCTTTTGAAACTGGATTTCCAAATTCTGCGGCAAATGGCGGTAAAGGCGGGAATGGCACTGCTTCTGCACTTACCGGGGTCTCTACATTTTATGCTGGCGGTGGAGGAGGTGTGCAAGGCCCCGGCGGCATTACGGGTATTGGTGGTATTGGAGGTGGAGGAAATGGCCTTGGTAGTAATGGCGTAACTAACACCGGAGGCGGCGCGGGCGGGCAGGCTAATGGCGGTTCAGGCATAGTCGTTATCCGCTACATAGCTCCTAACCAAAGTACATTTATATTCAATTCGACCCAGCAATGGACTGCTCCTGTCGGCGTTACTTCTGTGGACTACTTGGTAGTTGCTGGCGGTGGCGGTGGCGGCTCAAGACATGGCGGCGGCGGCGGTGCTGGCGGATTTAGAACAGGCACAGGTTTAGCTATTACTGCTGGAACTACTTACACGGTTACTGTAGGTTCTGGTGGCACAGGCGCGACAAATACTGCGGCTGGTACTAATGGCACATCCGGTACAAATTCTGTATTTAGCACTATTACTTCAACGTCTGGCGGTTTTGGTAGTGGATCTGTTGGAAGTCCCGGAGCAAGCGGAGGTTCTGGCGGTGGTTCTACTTATGCTACATCTCCGGGTGGAATTGCATCTCCTTCAGGGCAAGGAAATAATGGTGGTTCTGGAGCGCCTGCCCCAAGTGTTGCTGGAGGCGGTGGAGGTGGTGGAGGAGGAAGTGGAACATCGCCAGCGACGCAAAATGGCGGAGCAGGTGGAAATGGAAGTTCGTCATCAATAACTGGTTCTTCTGTAACTTATGCGTGTGGTGGTGGCGGAGGATGTTGGACGCCTGGCATTGGCGGTAATGGTGGAAGTTTAAACATAAATGGTGGCAAGGGCGCTGGTGGAGCAACTGCTGGAAACGCAGGAACGGCTAATACTGGAACAGGCGGCGGCGGAGGAAGTGAGTCTGTTGGTGGTTATAACGGCGGCTCTGGTATTGTCATCATCAAGTGCAATCAATAAGGTAAACGATGAATTATCTTGGTCGAATAATTACTGAAAGCCCGAAGCTGCCATCGACCACGCAGGCATCGGGCATTTGGACTCTACAGCAGGCTCTGCAAGCTATCAAAGCTGGTGCATGGCCTGGCATACCTACTAACACGGTCATACAAACATTTACAGCTACAGGCTCGTGGACATGTCCTGATGGTGTGTCGCAGGTAGATTATTTGGTTGTGGCTGGTGGTGGGGGTGGTGGAGGTGGAAACCCAGGAGGCGGTGGAGGGGCTGGAGGATTTAGGACGGGAACGTCTTTTCCGGTAATTCCTGGGACTACTTACACCATAACATTAGGTTCTGGCGGGGCTGGAGGAGTTTCTGATGGTTCGGTAGATGGTATTAACGGAAGCAACTCTATTTTTAGTTCTATTACCTCAAATGGTGGCGGAGGTGGCGGGTCACTTCGGTCTCCTTACGCGACAGCAGGTAAAAATGGCGGCTCAGGCGGTGGAGCTTCTGTTACTGGATTTTTAAGTGTTGCAAGATCAGCAAATGGAGGCAATGGCAATACTCCAATTACTACACCATCGCAAGGTAATAACGGGGGAGGCGGCTCTGCACCATCTGGGCCAGTTTTTTCTACTGGCGGCGGTGGCGGTGCTTTTCAAGTTGGTCAATCTACGTCAGGTAGTGATGTTGCTGGTAACGGCGGTAATGGAACATTAAGCACAATTACAGGCTCTTCCGTAACCTATGCAGGCGGCGGGGGAGGAGGTAGACCGACTCCTCCTTCTGGTATAGGCGGCACAGGCGGTGGTGGGAATGGTTCTAACGGAACTGGAGTATCAGGAACAGTAAATACTGGCGGCGGTGGTGGTGGTGGCTCAACAGGCGGCGCAGGCGGCAGCGGTATTGTCATTATCAAATACCTAGCCCCACAGACAGGCGTACTGACGTTTAATGCTTCTGGCTCGTGGACTGTTCCTCCGGGCGTGACAAGTGTGGACTACCTTGTTGTTGCTGGTGGCGGTGGCGCTAGTTCTGCAAATGGTGCAGGCGGTGGCGCTGGTGGTTTTAGAACTGGAACTGGTTTAACTGTTACTAGCGGTCAATCTTATGCTATTACAGTTGGTGCTGGTGGTGCTGGAAGATTGAATACAGCTAAAGGTTCTAATGGAAGTAATTCTATTTTTAGTACCATTACATCTGATGGCGGCGGTGGTGGAGGTTCTGGCACATCGCCAAATAGAGGTGGTATAGCAGGAGGTTCAGGTGGCGGTGGCGGATCTACGGACGGCGTTGGCGGTACTGGAAATACTCCTGTAACAACTCCATCTCAAGGTAACAATGGGGGTAATGGAGCGGGTGCTCCTTATTTTGGTGCCGGAGGTGGTGGCGGGGCTTCTGTTGTTGGAGAAGCTGCAACTGGCAATAAAGGCGGCAATGGTGGAAACGGAACTGCCTCTACTCTTTCTGGCGCGTCTGTAACTTATGCCGGAGGTGGCGGTGGTGCAGTAGATACACCGGGGACTCAAGGTGTTGGTGGTTCTGGCGGTGGCGGAGCAGGCGCAGCATCAACTCCACCGGCTTCTTCAAACGGAACTTCAGGAACAGCTAATACTGGTGGCGGAGGCGGGGGCGCTACTGGAGGAAGTGGGACGGGCGGCACGGGCGGCTCTGGTGTAGTTATTCTTAAACTAAACTCATAAGGAGAGTGAAGATGGAAAGCAAGATTTACCAAATGTATGGGATAGATACGGCGATGCACTTGCTACGTCCAGGTGCGCGCTGGGAAATAACAAATAACTTTTTCAGTGTTTGGGAAGATCCGCGCCCTTGCCCAACTATAGAAGAAGTACACGAGACGATGGAAAAGATTAAAGCGTTTGAGGACAGCATCAATACAGTCTGGACTCAGGAGCAAAAAGAAAAACTGTTAGGCCAGCAGCAAGAATATGATTTAGCGGTGAACGGATGAACATTACCAATCTGTTCCCAACAGCAGTAGGTTTTGCCAAGCTCGGTCGTGATCTTACCGCCCGTGAGCTGGAGTTTATCATCGGCCAGGTTCGTTACCCAAACGAAGGAAATACGACCAGTGAGAATAGAAAGCTACTTGAATGTGTAGAGATGACAGACATCCGTGAGTTTATAGAAGATGCGATGCTGGATTACTTTAAGACAGTCATTGAGCCTAAGAACAATGTCACTCCGTATATCACGCAGTCGTGGTCTAACTACACAGAGCCGGGCCAGTATCACCACAAACATGCTCATCCCAACAGCATTATCTCTGGTGTGTTTTACCCGCAGGCAAACAGAGAGACGGACAGGATTTATTTTTATAAAGACGGATACGAACGTATAAAGTTTCCGACTGAGAAATGGAATGTATGGAACAGTGAAAGCTGGTGGTATGAGACAGGCGCGGGTGACTTAATTATCTTCCCGTCCAACCTGACGCACATGGTGCAGACCAAGCAGGGCGACGGAACGCGCATCAGTATTTCGTTTAATACCTTTGTTAAAGGTTACATAGGGTCAGATGAAAGTTTGACTGGATTACATTTAGGAGAAGAGTAATGGCGCATTTCGCTAAACTTGGAGCAGGCAACGTGGTGGAGCAAGTTATCGTTGTAGATAACAGAGACACTGCTGATGCTAATGGTGTTGAAAAAGAATATATCGGCGCTGCTTTCTGCGAGCGCATTCTTGGCGGTCGTTGGGTGCAGACAAGCTACAACGGCAACAAGCGCAAGAACTACGCAGGTCAGGGTTATACCTTTGACGAGCAGCGTGATGCGTTTATTCC